GCCCGTTTTTAAACCAATTTTCTATACGTACCAGGTAWTCCTACCAATACGTATACTCTCCAAAAGTCCCCTCACCCATCGGTTTTTCTCCTATACAGTTGGATTAAAATCTTCCCCTCATCAATCACCTCACCCGTCCARTTTCCCCTTTTTTCTTTTCCTATACAGTTGGAATCGAAAATTTTTCCCTTTCTTTCGCTTCGCAGTCCTCTTTCCCTCTCGCTCATCGCATCCTCACTCGTACTTTGAGTTYTTCTTTCCTCTCCTCATTTTCAGTCCAATCCTAAAAAACAAAACAAAAATTTAAAAATTAAAAACAAAAATATGGCTATCGTCTCAACTCAAGTCCAAACTCATTTCGCCGCTTCTTTCGACCAAACCTTCAACGCTTTCCTCAGCGCCGCCACCTTCACAAGTCCCAGCTTCTATCGCTTGAGCGTTTCCCAGACTCTGAGTAAATTCATCGATAAGCTATCAAAAAACAAAGTCCTAGTAATTATCTCCCCTTCAAAAAATTTTTCTTTTCTTTTTCAACTACCCTCTCCTATTTCTTCAAGTCCCCTACGTTACCATCCCAGGAAGAGAGAACCTTGTGTTTTTTATGCTCAAGATGGAACGATTGAAAGTCCTGTGTCTCGTCACACYGCTCCTTCTTCTGAAAAAGAAGCTAGGAAAGTGTTTGACTTCACCCGAAAGTTCCATAACCAAAACAAAACAAAAATAATGATCCTATCCCATGACCGGGGTGACCGTTTATATCTTCCCTTATCTCGAAAGAGGATCATAAACGTGACATCTGTTTGCGGTCACCGCTACACCCTTTGCGCTCCTCGTGAAAGGARCGCGCACTCTCATCGTCGTAAAACCCACGTCCCCTTTCCTAGAAAGTCCGCTGATCGGAAGAAGAAGAACAAAATTCCCGTAAGAGCTCTTAACTGCAAACCCTCGAGCGAAAAGGATGCGGCCGGGAAGAAGAAAAACCCCAGAAAAGGGGATGCCTTTAAACCGAAATCTCGCAACTTCGACATCGCCCCTCGGCTACCTGATACCGAGAGGATTTCTAATCCCTCCGTTGAAGTGAGACTTAAACCCATACCCAACGCTACTTTCTCCTCTAGGAAACCGTACCTTATTTCCGAAAGTAGGTTTCTCGTGATAGGCGGTCGGTTAGGCCTTCACGCCACCCTTACAGGGGACACCGATAGGTGTTTTCATTCTATGTTGAAATACCTCACGTGCTATGAACCAGAAGTGGACGATTTCATAGTTTCTTTTTCCGTGAATGGTGACCGCTATAATATAAAGGTCCGAGGCTCGGGTGCCGTCGACATTATTCCCATGTTTTCGGATGAGATCACCACCACATCCGCCTCTCGCGACTACCTGACCACATACCGCATGAGGAGCCGTGGGTATATTCACGATTCTATTCTCTCCCGTTACCACGCCCCTCGCGGTTATTGTTATCTCAATCATATTTTCTTTTTATCTTTGCGTGCTGGATGTGCCTTCCGACCGGCGAAGAATTATTTCAAAACGCTGGGGCGTAACCCTTCCGCTACCGACTTGTCGGCTCGTATCAGCGCGTACTTCGGTTTCGCTGCCGCTAGCTATCACATAGCCGGTAGATATACCGGATATAACCGTTTTCATTGCGATAATTCATCGAGAAAGTTATACACTTTGGAATACTTGCGCGAAGCCGCGGTCGGTGCTGAAGGTGAAGATGAAGAAGTTAACACATCTCTAACCGACGTGGGACGCGTGAAGGCCCTCACTCAAGTGCATGACAGTTTGCGCGCTAACCGTGAATCTCTTTTAGTGAAAAGCATGGAAATGGATCTGGTCGACTTCCTTAACACCACAAAAAATTTGCAGCGCGGGAAAGAGAAATTGCGGGTTCCCTTTATGCTTACGGAAGTTCAGCAAAGCCGGCTCATTCCGGCGTATCCCCACTTTCACATTTCTTTCACTAGTTCTTCAGCTTCTGACCACCCAATGGCCGCCGCTTCTCGTCTTTTAGAGAATAGAACTTTGGTGAGCTTCTGTTCCGATCATTTTATTGATGTCGGTGGATGTCCTCTTCACCACTATTATTTTTCGAAAACAAAAAGGGTGCACGTGTGTCGCCCCGTGTACGACAGTAAGGATGCTCAAAGGCGTGTTCTTCGCAATACTCAACTTAAATCCCCTTTGAAAGCTCCTTTGGACGAAGACGGTAGTAGCGACGCACCTTTTGTCCCGTCTATTCATACTTCTTGCGCTAAAGTGATTGACCAATGTTCATATTCCGCTGATTATATGGTAATGGTGCAAGTTTACGATGTTCCTTTAGAAACGCTATGCGCTAGTATGAGTAAAAGAAAAGTTTCAGTTTGCTACCTAACTATGATTACTCCCGGCGAGATATTGGATAGGCGCGAAGCTTTTCACCACGGCGTTCTCAATTGTGACATAACGTTGGACGTAGGTTCTGATACCATAACCTACAAATTCGGTTCCTCTTGCTACACCCACACGTTATCCACTATAACGCAGTACATGACCACCCCAGTTTACTCGTACGAAAACAACCTTTACTCGATCGAGATGACCGGTGAGAGGTGTGGTGTTAACTATTACGTAATCACCAGGTCCGAAGTCAGCCCGGCCATAGATTGCCAAAAAGTTATCAGGTATCGCCGGTGTTGTGAAGGTCTCGTGCGCGCTAAACTCCCCAAGTTTTGTAAGAAAACGCGGAAATGTCTTCCCGGGGTGGATTATGTTTTTGTCGATGCCGATTTCGTTGAAAGGATCCACCAGTACGTCATTGGTAACTGTTCGGTTGTTAATTCGAAGACTTTTGAATGGACGTGGAATTATGTGAAGAGTAGCAAGTCCAGAGTCGTTATTAGCGGAAAAATGATTCAGCGTGACGTTTCAATTTCTTTAGATCAGATGGAACCGATGGTCGTCGTCATGCTCGCGGCGGGCGTACGTTCGCGGCAGGCGTCTGAATATCTCGCGAAGAACGTCGCCTTGTATACGGGCGGCGCTTCTATCCTTGATGTATTGCTTTTCTCGTTAAAAGAAAAGTACCGGGGTTTGAAACAATCCTTTAATGACTATCTCACGACCACTCTGAAGGGTTTCTTCGCCGATGTTCTGCTTATGGAGTTTTTGGATTTAGATGATGCTTTCACGTACTACGATAATTTTTCTGAAATCACCGTAGGCATTAAGCAACAAGGTTTCGGCGCAATAGACGATGGTGAAGTTCAGGCCCTACTCAATAGTAGATGTTCTTCAGATGTAATGAACTCTGCCATCGTTTCTTCTCTCCCACCTCCCAAAAACAAGAAAAGCATCGCAAAAAATCCCACCGAAGGTCCGAAGGACCCTCATGGGAGGGAAAGAGGACTCTATGCGGCGGGGAGAAGAAACGACGTTCTCACGTCGGTTATCGACATGTTCCTCGCTTGTCGTGACATACTAGGAAACGCCGCCGCCGACGCCCTTTCCCTTTTAAAAGGAGTTTTTTCTCGGATTCTGAAAGAATTCGGTTCGTTCGGGTCGAAACTACGGCTTCTTTATGACTCCACCATGTCGCTAGCCGCCGTTTTCTCTTTTCCACCCAAGAAAACAGCCGAACTCCTCTTGAGCGCGTTCTCTCATTTTAAACTCGTGGGGTGCAGTTTTGCTAATTCTTACATGCGCACCGTTAAAGAGATTTTAAATGGAATCTCAGCAAAAGGCGACCGAATTCTTCAAATTTTAAAATCGTACGTCTCGGCCATATCTTCCGCAGCACATAAGTCTCATAGCCGTATCATTACGGAAATGAAGGTTGCTTTAGATGCCTTAGCGGAAGCTTCGTACTTCGATTTTCATGAGGAACTTCCGTTCGAAGTCGCTGTTTCCGTGATTCAGAAGTTCGTTTTTGACATTCCTTCCATGCTAACGGGAAAAATATCCCCAATGCAATGCGTTCTCCGCTGTGCCACGAACCTTGTCTTCGAGCTCAACTTGAATCTGGCTATCGCTAGGATCATAGGCCCTAGTGACACACTAAAGAAAGACATGTTCAATCGCACGGTGTCGTCTTTGGTCTCCAGCGCTTTCCTGGACCGTTTCACTTTCTCTCCTGAAACCTTTATCCGACTCTCCACCGTGGTTCCCATGGTGGTTCGGAAACTACTGGTCTCATTCTTTTCTGACGACTTCTCTTACTACGTTGGGCAGGTGAAATATGGTGTCGACGACTTCTCCGCCTTTAAGTATGCGAGGAGGAACGCTTCGGATGCGTACCACTCTATTCTAAACTCCCTGTGCCGTTCTTCCGAATCTTATTTAGATAAAGTTATTGACAAATTCGTTGAAACCGTGAAATCTACCTTACTTGAAACATTACCCGGAAAGGAAATGTACTCTTCATTGCTCTCCCTTAAAGGTGGGGTGCACGCACGTTACCAATCGTTGAAGAAGCGGCTAACTCGCGCGAGGAGACCGCAGACTTCCTCTGATGATGAAGAAGATTTCTTTTCAACCTCCGAAGACTCTGAACTGTTGAGTGAAAAACCCGGTCTCTTTGGAAACGGCCCTCGGGTTCAGGGGGTTATCTCTTGCGGCGTGGGGTTTGTGAGAGACCTCCTCCGTAGCTTCCGGCGCCTTCTTTCGACTCTTTTTATCAGGTGCTCTCGACACTTCGTGGCCAATTTTAATTTGAATTTACTTAGTGAATACTCTCGCACGATCCGTTTGGAGTACGAAGATCATTATTTAAAGAACACTTACTATTTGCATAGGCTTTCTGAAGATGTCGTGCAATCCTTCCAATTGGAAAGATCTAGGTCGCAATTACGCGTCCCTCGTGAAGTATTGCGAACCGGTGTTTGTTCGACGGTAAAGTGGGTCGTCAGTGATTTGATGTTTTTCATCCGCAGACGCCTTACTTCCAAATCCTTCCTGTACTATGATTTACCTCACGTAATTTTAGCTTTTTATACTTTACCGCAATCTCCTCTCTTCTTTTCGCTCCAATTAGGGACTTACGTGTGCGAATTACTTCATTCGGACGATGTGAAATTATTCTTAAAAACCACGTACACGCGCGTCGGTTTGTCTAACACTACATCCGTCACGTTATACCCGCTTTCACACGTAGAACCCGTCTTAGAAGACAGTCCTTTGTCTGAAACCGAAAGCGATGAATCAGAGACGAACGATTTATTTCGCCAATCCACCATAGCTGAAATCGAGAATCTTTCTGATGAAAACACTTCTACCGCACCAGGTCTTTTCGGGGATGGTCACAGAATTTCTCTAATTTCGTTTATCATCAGGCAAATTAGACAATTTATAAAGTGTGCGCTATCAAAATCATCTAGAAGTCTCACCCTTATCTTTCTTTTAGGTAGTGTTTCCAACTCTTTACTTTTCTCTAAGTGGTCGACGACCTTTTCAAAATTTTGGGGTTTGTTCATGGTATTCTTATATCCTAAGTCGATGATCTTCCCCTTGGTCTCGGAAACTATTCTTCGCCAAAAATTTTTGACCCCCTTAAGGTCTATCCTTAGAAAAATTTCTGCTTTTAGCTCTTACCTCGAAAAAATTTTTTACACGAAGCGAGTGGCATTTTCAAAAATCCCCGACAAGAGACCAGCCTATTTACCAGTCCGCGCCTACAAGTCTGGGAAAGAGGAGTTAAATGGCAAATCGTCTGGTGTCGCTTCGATCGTGGAATCCCTTGAAAAGATTGCGCATATCAAACAAGCGGTGAAGACGACCATGAAGTCGGTTGAACGCCACTCCGAAACTTTTGAAGGAAGCGAAATTTCTTCTGGTTACTCGTCATCTTCGGATGAAGGCGCAGCGGTTGACCAAGTCACTCAGACCTCTCCAGGTGCGGCTGATAGCGAAAAAACCCAATTGCTACCAATCATTTCAGAATTCGCAACACCGCGCCGTGAAGTGAAACACTCTGCATCTGGTAGAAAAGAAGGTTTGTGCAAATACCTGCAGAGTTTAAACATTTGTTCCAGACCCCCAGTTCCGTACACGCAGGTGGCACCTCTACCCGGCAACTACTCACGTTGTACTAATGCCGTTCGGGAGTTTTACTTCCTTCAAGAAGTGTCTCTCTTCGACTTGCACTACAAATTCTTGCGTTATTGGGAACAGTTGAAGTGTATGGACTTCGATCGCACTCGCACTGAATGCGAAATGGATGAAGACCTGTACGTTTACACGTCGAGCGCCATGAATTTTGCGCCCAAGAAGAAATCTCGTGTACCACTCGGGCTTGCTCATCACGAGATGATGTTCACGGAACACGGTGTGGTTCTCAACGACCCGAAATACCGCCACAATAAACTTCAGCATGAACAATTAGCTTTTGTTTCCGCAAACGCTTTTTTGCGTGGTTGCGAGTACCATTCCTCTGTGGTTTTTGACAATTCGAATGTTTGTATAATGCTTTATGAAGCCCCCCCAGGTGGAGGGAAAACGACTTCTCTTATAGATCTTTATTTTTCATACACCGGTGATTTCAAATGCTTGATTGTCACCGCCAATAAAAATTCACAGATCGACATTAAAAATAAAGTCAACAAGCGCGCTGAAAAAAGGAAAGCCAAAAGCGGTGAACAAGCGTCAAAGGCGAAAGGTAGCGGAAAAGACGTTATGACTATTGACTCTTATCTCATGAACTACTTCTCTTCCAAGTGCGACATTTTGTTTGTCGACGAGTGTTTCATGGTGCATGCTGGTCAGGTTCTAGCCATCATAAATGCCTCGCAGTGTCGCCGGTGTATTCTATTCGGAGATTCCCGCCAGATACACTTTATTCAAAGGAACGAAACCTGTAGCTCCTTTTACGGAGGATTAAACTCCTTTATTCCCCCTTCGGCCAGAGTCTATGGAGAAATCTCTTATAGGTGCCCTTGGGATGTATGCCAATGGTTGTCGAAAGTTTACAAGAACGCAATTAAATCGAACAACATCGAGTCCCTTGGCAAGAGTTCTGTGGCCATACGTGAAATCGAAGGCCTCGATTCCGTTCCCATCCTTTCTGGGGTTAAATACGTGACTTTTACTCAGGGTGAAAAGAGTGAACTCGAGCGGTTTTTGAAACCGAAATTACCGAAAGTTGAAGTCAACACTGTGCATGAAGTCCAGGGTGAAACCTTTTCTAGAGTGGCCTTAGTTCGCACCAAGTACCAAGAAGACACCCCGTTTGTCAGCGAAAATCATATCATAGTCGCTTTGTCGCGGCATGTTGAGTCACTTCATTACTATGTCTTGAGCTCTCGCTGCTTCGATGACACCAGTCGCGCGATAAAAGAAATGATGGAAATCTCCGAAAAATACAAAACTCTTCCGAATTACTTTTCGGGTTCTAGCATTCAGATGGAAGTCACGGGTGAACCCGTTGATAACTCTTCCTGCAAAGCTCTTTCCGCCCCGCTTCAATCGCTCAATGATTTTTTGGAAGAGATCGTTCCAGGTTCCACCTCCATCAACTTCGGGGATCCGTCTGCCGAAATGTCAGTCTCTCCCTTTGAGTGCGCTGTCGATGGTGTGACTATCCACGCTGGAGACAATGGCAGCCGCCTCCACGATCACGATCCGGCTCGGGTTTAGCATAGTGAGGTCTCAAGCTATTCCCCAACGGAAACCTTCGTTACAAGAGAATCTTTACTCTTACGAATCGAGAAATTATAATTTTTTGAAGTGCGATAGGTTTTCTAGTCCCGAGATTTTCGGGAAAGCTATGGCCACGTCTGTGTTGCGTAAATGTTTAGATGCTCAAAAGCTCGCTGAAGTTAAAAAAGAAACTATCGCTTTTTCGCAAAGTGCTCTATTGAAGTGGATGAGTAAAAGAGACACGAGTCAGCTGAAGAGCCTTCAGGCGGAGTTCGGGAAACCTTTGCAGCTCGATACCGCCATACACTATTTTAAACTCATGGTTAAACGCGACGCGATAGTTAAACTAGACTCCACTTGCCTCACAAAACACCCGGCGGCCCAAAATATTATGTTTCACGCGAAAGCCGTTAATGCGCTCTATTCCCCGTGTTTCGACGAGTTTAAGAACAGGTTTATGTCGTGCTTATTGCCTCACATCGTCTTTTTCACTGAAATGGATAATCGCGCGTTCGCCAGCGTTGCTCGCGGTGTCCTTGGCAGATGTGCTCAAGAACTGTTTGTTGGTGAAGTCGACTTTTCGAAATTTGATAAGTCTCAAGATATCTTCATTAAGGAATTCGAAAGGTGCGTCTACTCTCAACTTGGTTTCGATCACGAACTTTTAGATCTCTGGATGCAAGGTGAATATCAAGGGAAAGCCACCACTCTCGATCATCAATTGAGCTTTAACGTCGAGTGTCAACGTCGTTCCGGAGCCGCGAACACATGGATCGGGAACTCCGTTGTAACTTTGGGAATTTTAAGCTTGTATTACGATCTCGCAAAAATGCAAGGTGTTTTTATCTCGGGTGATGACTCACTTATCTTTTCCTCTCAAAAACTTTCGAATCATTCCGAAGCTATTTGCCTAGAAACCGGTTTCGAAGCAAAATTCATGTCACCGAGCGTTCCCTACTTCTGCTCGAAGTTTTTGGTTTTTTGCGAACATAAATTCTTTTTCGTACCTGACCCTTATAAGTTGATCGTTAAACTCGGCCAAGTGCGTTCTGAAGTCGAAGATGCGGATCTATTCGAAATTTTCACATCCTTTAAAGATCTTACTAAAGATATGCATGACGAAAGGGTGTTGGAATACCTGGCTCGCCTTGTCGAAGAGAAATACGATGTTAAATCTCGCTGCGTTTTGTCTGCCTTGCACGCTGTGCACTGCCTCGGGTCAAATTTTTCCTCCTTTAAGAAGCTTTTTCCGAAACAAAAAGGGTGGTTGACATTCAGTCGTGTTTCTAAATCTCTTCTTCAAAAGATCTCTTTGGGCGTTCTCCAGCAAGAAAAGTACAGCACCGCTTTTGGTGAGAATTATTTTTTATCATATACGTCGGATGACGCTTAACTTAGTCCTCCACAAATAGTGTATGGATTCCACTTTAAAGTTCTTATTACTGTTTCTCTTTTGCTGGGTCTGTTTAATTTTTTCAATCGTCACTTTTATCTGCATTTATTTAGGAATATCCACCTTTTTCTATCGACTTCCTGATCCTGAGTTAGCGGTAAGCGCCAATTCCTCCTTCCGAGCACCGGCGTCGGCTCGCGTGTAGTGATGGTCGAGACCACGGTCTACAGTTTTGATGCTGCTAGCGGTATCGCGCAGACCCGTATTGGGGACTTTCTCACCATCTTACTAAAGAACACAAACGTTCCTTCTTCCCCAAACCGTACGCGCAGGTGGTGTGTTTGGTTGTCCCTCCACGACAAGTTGTATGAAGTGGTCTTCGAAAGAGGGGTTTCGTCTCACTCGGTGTACACCGTTGATCGGGACATTTCTCGTGGCGGGGACATATATGGAGAAACCCGGCTCGAAGTTACCTCCTTTAATACCGCCCGCTTAGACTTAGTGGTTTTGAACAGTGTGGTTCGCGTTTTCGTTAGTGTGGACGGCAAGTCACCCGTCAACTTTGAAACATCTTTCATCCCCGATCACATTGGTTTCGGTTCGGAATCGGTTTTTTCAGGTGTCGAGGCTCCCGACGATTTGCAATGCTATGCCACAACATCTTATTCGTCCAGTTTTAACTTTAAACCATCGGCCGTTGAAAAAATTTTGTTGACTCACTCCCCTCCAAACTTGTCGATTTTTCCCGACTCCGCTGGGAGTGTTTCTCGTTCAAACGAACGTTCCGAAGCGCATCATTCACCTATCGCTATCTCAATCGACGAGGAAGATTTCGACGTTTCTCATTTTCATCCAAACGTTCATACAAAAAGACACGCTGAAGGTGAAGAAAAACAGAAAAGAAAGACGGAGTTGTTCGCGTGCCGTAATTTGTGGATCATGACCATCATTACTGTCTTTTTATTCATTTTAGTCTTAGTACTTGTCTCGCGTGCTTAGCGGAAGTCGTGGGAGTCACTCTGTTACCCACCGAATATTTACTTAGCAATGGTGGTCTTTGGGTTAGACTTCGGTACGACTTTTTCGACCATTTCTGTTTTGAAAGAAGGAGAAATTTATTTGCGAAAACAACAAAATTCACCATACATACCCACCTATATTTTTCTCTCGGAAGAGACCGCTGAAGTGGCTTACGGGTATGACGCTGAATCCTTGATGTACAGCAGAAAAATAAAAGGTAGTTTTTTCCGTGATCTGAAAAGGTGGGTAGGGTGCAACGAGAAGAATTTTGAGAAGTATATGTCACTCTTGAAGCCCAGTTATAAAGTCGAACTATCACTCTTCGGTAGCTCCGATCTGAAAACCGTAAAGATGCATTCATTTAATCCAGAAGGGAACTACAGTTACTCTCTCCCTGATCTCATTGCCTCCTTCGTCCGGTGCATAGTGTACGACGCCGAACTGTGCTTTAAGACTAAATGCACCGGTATTATATGCTCTGTACCTGCCGGTTATAACAGCTGCCAGAGGAGTTTTATGCTTGAGTGCGTCACGCTTAGCGGATACACGTGTTTGCACATCATCAACGAACCTTCCGCAGCTGCTTTTTCCGCTGCTCCTCGTTTGGGCCCGAAGGATAAATTCGTACTTGTGTACGACTTTGGGGGGGGGACCTTCGATGTTTCCGGCGTGTCGGTGCGCAACGGCACGTTTGGCGTCCGATCTTCAGGCGGTGACATGAATCTTGGTGGTCGTGACGTCGATCGTTCTTTCGTCGAGAAACTCTACGGAAAAATCGGTGGTCTAACCCCGGACTATTCTCTTGATGTGAGCGCTCTGAAAGAAAGAATTTCATCAATTGGGAACCCGATCGTTTACCAACTTCCGGTGGGTGGTGAGTTTCGCAGCGTTGAGGTCGACTCTTCAGACTTAGCGGAAGTTGCTCTACCCTTATTTCAAAGAACGATTAAGATAATGACTAAAGTCCACGACGATTATTACTCATCCGTCTCATCAAACGATAAAATTCCGCGTTCAGGTAAAGAGAAGAAGGAAACATCCGACGACGGCTGCGTCCTCATCACGGTCGGTGGGAGTTCTTATTTACCCGGTTTGAAGGGTCTTTTGAGCGCCATCCCATACGTGAGCAGGGTCATAGAACTCCCCGACGCACGATCTTCCGTGGCCGCCGGGTGTGCTATGTATTCTCTGTGTTTAGCAAAAGACTCATCGATGCTACTTATAGATTGTGCGTCGCATCATCTTTCGATTCCTTCTTATCAATGTGAATCGATAGTTTTAGTACCCGCCGGCGCTCCTATCCCTTTTTCAGGGCGGAGAACCATTTCTCTTATGAATGCTTCAGCCACCAGTTCTTATAACGCCATTCTTTTTGAAGGTGATTACTCGAAATGCCCTATGAACGAAAGGATATATTCCTCGGCTATTCAGCTTAAAGATTTAGGTATCACAGCTGTTAGACCGGTGACCCGTAGCATAACCATTGAGTTAGACGTCTCCAGCGTCGGTACCATCACCTTTAAAGTAAAAGGTGAAAAAGGGGCGGAAGTGACCATCGGAAAAGACAGAATGTTCGACTTCTCCGGCTGCCACTCCCCAACGCGAAGTGTCATGAATTTGTTTAAAAACGTCGCTGAACGAGTTGTTTTGAACTTAGTCCTGACTAGGACTCCAGAGGCCCGCAGCCGTTTATCCCTCTCTGAGGTCGATAAGTTGTATAACGAAAACAGGGACTATCAGCTACAGATTCTAAAGAGAGACTACCCAAACTTCAACGATGTCGACACCGACGTTTGCAGGTCACTCATGGGGGTGTTTGTTCAAAAGATTCTACGGGGTTCCCGTGTGGAAAGATTACCTCTCTAACACGGCTTCATCTAACGCAACCTATGTTTTAAACACTTACCGATTTAACAGCGGTCATTCTATATCCGCTTCCGACGTCGCGAAAGCGGGGCGAAGTTCTGCAGTGTACGAGTTCTATCTGCTCTTGAAAAGTGAAACAATATATAAGTGGTGTGAAACGTGTGGGATCGGGATTCAGACCGCCTTCTCGGACTACGACACCAACGTGAATAGTTTTAGATCCAATATGCTTATAGACGTGGACGTAAAAACTGTGGGTTGCCGCTTTTCTCTAAGCGATTTAGAGGCCGCTCTTCGCCCATCACACCCACTAGAAATTCGTGATAAGACTTTCCTCGAGCACTGTTGGGTCTTGTCGAACAGCTGTGGTGAAATAATAGACCCATTGGATATAAAGAGATTTAAAAGCATAACCTTCGGAGACGCTAATGCGTTAGGGAAAGCCGACGAAACCTTGATGATAGGTAGCTCCGTCGGCGACTATCTATCTCATTGCCTCACGGTTTTAGCCAGGTCGAAATTACCCAGCTCTGCAGGTGAAACAAAAATGAAAGATGACTGGTTAGCGCACTGCATAACCTACTTTTCAGCCACGGACTTGAATTATTCATCCAAAGAAAAAATTCCCCTCCTTACGGGAATAATTTATGAACTGATCGATCAGCACAAAATGTTCTTATCTTCGTATGCGAATAACGTAAAAAATTTTTCAGTGCTCCTAGGAAAGATCGTTCCAACCATTGAAAGCATCTGGACGTTTAAGTGGCTTAAGAAACCAACTGACCATCGTCTCTTGTTTGAGTTTTCTCTATCCGACTTGAATAAATCCGCTTCGCAGGTCCTTAGTTTAAACGACATGACTGTTGTTCTAGAGTCCAAGCTAAATCTACTCGAAAGAGTGATACACCATTCCAACATCGACTCCCTTAAAGAAGTGGTCGACGCCATTCTCAAAGATGAAAATCCCGACATCGACGGTGAAACGTTGTGGATATGCTTCCACTGCTACTACGGTCAACACAGAACGGCCGCCGAACGAGTTCAAGCTAGACCCGAGTACTATGAACCCCCGTTTTCTTTAAAGAAAGCAGATTCGAAACTTAAAATTTCTTTCGTGGGTGTTGAAAAACTTTTTACGACTCTTCAAGGACAGAATCCGGGCATAAACGTAAGAAGGCAATTTTGCGGGCGCATCTCACACGAAGCTATCTTCGTCTTCAAGAAAATGGGACTCCGTTTTCCAACGATAGCCACCGTCATCATTCCTCCTGAATTGGCGTACCTTAACTTAGACTACTACAAGTGGGTAGACACATCGCAGTTAAACCCGAAGAAGAGAGGTCCTTGCTAAGCTGCATAGAGAAGTCGACGCGTATTGTACGGCTCGCCTCGTTAGTACGAGAGGAGGGAACGCGCTGCGACCTCCGAAATATAAAATCGTAAACAACACACTTAAGACCATCACACTTCGTGATCCAACACCACATCATCGCGATGTCGAAAGAACTTATGATCGTGTCACCCGACGGTTCTCTCGAGAAAGCCGACGTTAGCAAGTTAGCTATAGCCACTCGCGAAAGTATGCAAGCCGCGTTTTCCGCACTCGATCTTTCTAGCGTTTCAGGTACCAGCGATTCCTGTTTATCCGATAGCGAGTTGACCGAAGCCGCCACAAAAGTGAACACCGAGTTGAAGAAAATTACAAAAGGTGAAGACATCGACATGCCTTCCCATTTCGCTGCTTTAATAGCGAGAGCCGCTACAATAGGCACTAGTCTTAGTGCGGTCTACCGTAACCAGCAAACATACTCCATCCGCGGAAAAGGAAAGTACACCGTGAAAGATGCTGAAATTTTTCCTTATATAATTGATATTACGGCGAAGTATGGGAAACCCAATGGTTTGCGCGCCTTCTTCGCTTCGTTAGAGAACGCTTTTTTAGTTATAGCGAAAATGAAACCTCAGCTTTTCGAAAGCAGGGTGGCTACCCGCAGGGGCACTCCTAAGGAAAAGGGGTATTTAGCCACCGATTTCTTATCCGGAGCTTCACCAATATTAGTGGATCAAGAGAGAGCCATCCTAAACAGCGCGTCGAGTTACGCGCTGGACAGAGCTGCCAGTAAAAAGAAAAATAGCGGTTTGGTGAGTTTGTATGACTACGGTAGATACGACTGAAGTAAAGAACACTCTGTGTTCGTTAGGGGTATAGACGAAGATATAGTAAGCAGAAGCTATCGAATCTTCACCGCATATACAACTTTCGTATTCTAATTATTAATCATCACCATGCCAGAAAACGACTCTAATGACTCATCTAATAAGAGTGCTTTAACACAAACGCCGTCAAAACTCAGCTCCGTGAGCATTTCCGACAAAAGGTTACTCACGGGAGCCGTTAAAGACGCGGCAAAAATAAAATTTTTCACCGGTATAACGGCGAAATACCCGTCGATAAACATTGCTGACACTAACACTCACTTGGGTATGCTACTGCACGGTTACGCCATCAAAACTACATCCAAACAGGCTTCCGAACCCGAAGGTGAATTTGTCAACTACACTCTAGGAGAAACCGAATACTCTTTCACAGAAAAGGACTACCTCAATATTTTTGACTCGATTCCCAGGATTACAGGTAATAACGAACCCAGAGTTTTTTGTCGATCTTTCGCCACTGAGTATCTCGATTTCTTCTTGAAAAATTCGAGTACTCTTCCCAATAACCCAAGGGCTTTATCACAAGGATTACCTCCAGGGTACCATTATTTAGCCGCAGACTTCCTTGACGCTTGTGATAAACTCACCTTACACGAAGCCGCAGCCGCGGTGAAGGCTAAGGATCACGCCTTAGCTAGCAAACAAGTGGCCGACCAGTTTGTCGCGAACGTGTACGAAATCGGGAAACATTGAACTCGATGGAAAAATTGAAAATCCTAACCTCCAGCCATGTGACAACCCCTAAGCGATTTGATCATCGTATCATAATCGCTTTGGAAAACGAAACGAATTTCGACAACTACTTCGAAGCAACGTTATTTTTAAAACATAAGGAAATCGACGCAGGTGCGGAAGATCTCCCCTTTACTTTTTCTTTTAAAGACGTCGTCTTCGTTTCTCCTTACTCACTAATTCGAGCAGAGGGAGGACTTATTAGCGGAATTGAAATCGGCACCGATCTCCACTCGACGGTGATCGCAAACATTTCAACTTACATGGAAGCAAATGTCAGACCTCTACGCATCGTTAACGAGATTCCTTGCTGTGAAAGTGAAGTTGTTTTCTGGTTTTCACCGCACAGAAATATCACCTTTGAAGTGGGGAATGGAAATACCAATCCTCTCACCAAACGCTCCTTCATTCTCACACCTGGTGGGTGGTCTAATCTCAGCTTCACGGGAAACATTGGTCAATGTCTTAGGTTTTGCCTCACCGATGAAGGTGTCGGAAAAGAGATCATAAAAATATTCATGTACACTTCGACGCTCTGCACGAAGTAGAATCATTGTAGAAATCCTCTTTCTTTTATAGCGAGAAACCTTCTTTCTCTTTTTCTCTGCAAATCACACGAAGCCCAGAAGTCATGAAGCTTTACATCTCTATCTACGAATACATCGCTTTAGTGAGCGAAATCTCTCGACTTCTCGACCTCGTGTCGGAATGTGTGAGTGGCGTCACGTACGATAAGTTTAAAGAGTTCAGATACAGGTTCGTTCACCTCACCATGCTCATCCCCTCCCTTAAAAGCGATCTCAACGACTCTCTTCGGGACGAAGGTTTCAGCATGCAATCCGAAAAGAAAGAGCAGTTAGTGCTTTTTGAAAAGACTTGTTCCGATGTGCAAAGTAAGTTGCGCCGCATGATAGTGCAGTCGTACTCCATCTCTTCTCCACTCGACCTCGTAGTGTTTTTCTGTAAGAAACACTATGAAATGCGTTGCTGCGACTACTCCACCATAATGCACGATAAAGTGAAGCCGTCGTGCGACGCGGTACTTCGGGACATCTCCAACACTTTTGGTGTAGACGTCTCGCCTAGATCGTTTGAGAATGGGGGCTTTCTCACTTTGAAAGATACCTCCTTTCGCCACCTGTTCAAAGACTGCTTCGGTGTGGGTGAAGAGGAAATCCGACGGCTCTTGAATGAAAGGGAAACAGGCAGCTCGCTTTTCAGCGTTGAACCCTACGTTCCGAAGTACGTCTCGGAAGGTGCCGAATCGCACATCTGAACCGCAACACCGTTGAACGCAATAACAAATATAAATAAATAACCCTTCTGGTGATGCTTACCAGAAGCTAGACTTAAACCCTCGCAGAGCGAGAACGGCACAAGGGTGCTTAGTGTGTGTGTAGGCTAGTAGAGAAAAAACAGAAAGAAAGTCGCCTTTCTGTTTTTCACTCAAAACAATAGTTTTGAGTTTAAATAAATAATAAAGCGCCGATCTCAACGACTCTC